TTCGCATTCATTGTAATATTTTTCGTAAGGTTCAAATAACCAAGTGTCGTAGCTACTCATTCTTCTAATCTCCGTGTTTCATCCTCCAACAGCTGTTGTAAGGACAGGTAAAGTGGAAAGTATTTATGATCAGGGTTCAGCTCCCCGTCAAACTCATTCCACATAATATGGTACATTAATTCTTCAATCATGTCAGCGGGTTGTAAAAGTAGTTCTTTCATAGGTTTATTAATCTCGGTAAAGCACTGCGATTGCTACAAGTACAACAAAGCACAGGCAGAAAAAGGTGATCGTTGTCATTCTTGGACAGGTACAATTCTACCGCTTTGGTCAAAGTTATAACCTAGCTCGTCCATTATCCAAGCCATAGCAGTCTTTACATCGTCCACCTCTTCCCGCCAGTCATCGGACTCTCGCTTTACTCGTAGGTCAATGTCGTCCATGTCTTCCCATTCGTGTATAACATCCCATACAACTTCAAGGGATTCATCTACTCTAAAATTTGTCGGTTTATTCATCACTCAACCTCCGTTTCAAGGATGTCTTTTCTCATGTTCTCAACAGTGTAATCACCATTGGCTAAGTCCATAAAGGTTTCAACAATTCCAGAGTAAGACCAGTCAGGATCACCTAACCACTCTATGATTTGTTCTTCGGTAAATTTAGTAGGTATAGTAGTAGTCATTAGTCAAGAGCAGGTAAGTAGTCCAAGACATTGTCAAACTTATCTCTAAGATCATCTAACAATTCGTTTTGATCGGCATAGCAATCTGATATTTCACCCTTTCTAAGGTCAACAATATCAAAGTATATATCGGCAAGTTTTTCGTGTATTTGTTTTAATTCTTCAGTATTCATTATTTATTAGTAGTAGGTTCATCGGTTAAACAATCTGGACAGGTACTTTGTGCCTCCATTTTAGGAGAAGTCAATCCGCAAGTGTCGCAAACAGGTACGCTTCTATTACGATAGTATTGCTTTAGCTTGGCTTTAATATCTTCCATCATGTGCTCCTTAGAATGAGCTTCGCCACTGATCGGTAACTCCCTACAACCCCAAGCAATAAAGACCATAGCGGAGCTGTGAGAATCGATCCGGTAATAGAAGGTTAGGTTCTGGTAGATAAATGAAACGCTCATAGTTTAAATATTATGTAGCCTGTCTGCTTGTTTATTTTGTAGTAAAGCTCTTTTAAAAACTCGCAGGTGTACTCATCTAAATAACTAGCCTCGTTTTCAAAGTCGGATTCCATCCAAGCATTCAAAAGATGTAAACTCATCAAAAGCTCGTGTTCAAGATTAGAGCCACTGCCATAAAGGACATTGAAAATATCTTCATAAATGTATTCATCAATATCTTGGACTAAATAACAAGGTTTGTATTGTTCTATTTTCATTATTCGCTGTGGTATTCCATACAGGTGAGTTCAAGGTCATCAATGGACAACAAGGCAAGCTTGTCGTACACTTTTTGCGGGCAATCTGTCCAAGTATCCTTTGCAATCATCCATCCAAGTTCTAACAGGTAAGGAATAAGGTGTTTATGTGTGATATGTGTATTCATGCTTTTAATTAATTACTGATTTAGTTAGTTCACCACCTATTTGAATGTCTTCCCGAATGTCCGATTCATCATCATCCAGATGCCACCTTGAAACAATGTTTTCGCCCTCTATGGAATCGTCAAAGTAATAAACATAGTTGCCGATTGTGATGTAAAGAGTGTTGTCGCTAGGTTGTTGAATTTTCATGTCGCTTAAGAGTTAAGAGGAAAGAATGATAAGTAGTAACAACCACCATGAGCCAAAGATGCCAAAGATGATGAAGGCGAGGTCAATGAGGTTTGATTTCATATTATGCAACCTCCTGTTCTTCGTAATGTTCACGGATTTCCATCCAATCGACATCAGCAAGAAATGCCATGGCGTAGTCACGAGCCAATCCTTCAGTTGTTTCATTCTCAATAAGTTCTTCAACAAACTCACGCATCTCACAGCCTGCCATATTGCTAAACTCTCCGCCATCGAAGACTTCAAGGTTTACTCGCCATGTGGCGTAGTTAGTCCAACCATTGTAAGTATTGTCTGTATTTTTCATTTTGTTTATTTTTATATGGGTTAATAGATAGTTCAAGTGCACACTTGCCACACTTTTCAGATGTGTACAAATACTTTTTTACGAAAAGATAAGCTATTAGGTGAGCTGATAAACATCATTAGTAAGTGTTAAGCATACTGGCACAAAAAAACCCCACCCGATAAACAGGTGAGGTTAAATTGGTGAATGTTAAGCAGCTAATGTGTTTTTGTACATGGTGGAAGATATTTGCTTATCTAGATCACTGAGTACATCAACAATATCAACTTTTTTAGATTCAATGGGAGCGTTAGATTTGATGATATCACTGAGCTTTTGTTCCAAATCATTAGATGATCTAGTTTCCAGTTTGAGGTTAATCTCGTGGATCATGGCGTGGATTTCATCAAGTCTATTAGCTATCATTTTGAGATCTGTGTTATTCATATCGTTATTTGTTTTATTTTGTTTATTAAGAAGCAGTTATTGAGACCGCGTTGAGAAAGTGATCAGCACCCGTCACTTAGCAGTAAAAGTGCCAATTGTAACGGATGCTGAATAAACAAGATTTAACGATAACCCTTTGCTATCATGTCCATAGCATCACTGAATTTCGGTGCTTTCCGTCCGACTGCTTTATAATCGTTTTGGATGCGTTCCCAAATTCGTGAAACTTGAACATCTGCTGGAATCTTTGCTTCACCTGGTATCCTTGTGCGATTGTAGAGATCAGTCAGATCAGCATCGCGTTCTGGAGTGTGTAACAAGTGAATCAATTGGATTTCTGAGTCTTCATTCATAGCATTATTTGTTTTTTATTTGTTTATTAGAGAGCAGTCATCAGTGTGACTGCGTTGAGAAAGAACGATGCCTATATATTGCAAGATTCACGCCAAACCGCTTTTACTGATTATCAACGACTTATGAAAATAGAGGTGTGACAAAATGTCTCAAAAGTGTGACAAAGGTGTGACATAATGGCACAGTTGGTAAGAACTTCGAAAAAATCGAAAAAATACAAAGACGCAAAAGCAAAGACAATCTGTCGATTTGCGAAAAAAACTAAGCCAAAACCTACCAGGTGCGTCATCAATTAGACATAATGTATATTGTGTGAAGTTTTGCAGTTGCTATAAACTACTGATAACAAGCTATTTAGGCCGTGATGCAATGTGTTTGCGTTTAGATATACCCCGTACCCGTGACAAAAAACAGGGGGTACCCCGGGGTAAATGGACACGCATATAGCGTATATTAGCCCCTCAGATTTTTCTGCCGAATCTTTTTAGGACTTATCTGTATATTCCTCCAACCCAGCCCTCACAGCTATGTTTATATAGTCGCTATCAGAGGCGTATTCTTTACCGATCTTAACCAGACCGTCGTAGAGTTCCTTGGGTATGTCTAGCTCTAGCTTTGTTATCTGTTCTTTAGATTCAGAGATAACAGATATGTTAGAAGTGGAAATCTGTGTCTTCTTCATCGTCCTCTACTAGCTCGTCTATATCGCCTTCGTCTAGCATTTCTAATGCGTTATCAGCTTCAGCTGTAAAGATAACATCATCTGTTTCAGTTAACACAGACAGTTTAGCGAAGTCCAGGCATCCAGCTATTGTGTAGTCGTTTAGATCGTACTCTCGTTTGAACCGGTATATAAGCTTTGCCAGTTCGTACTGGAAGGTGTCTGTTTGGTCATCTATATTCATGATTGTTATAGTATACAGCTATACGAGAATTTTTCATAGGTTAAACTTACACCCTGCTGTAGCCCTGTTAGATACTGATGTTTTAACTTTTATGCTTTACAAGCTTCCTTCGGCTTGAGATAGTTATAATAATGAGATTTAGATATGTACTTTAGAGTTCGTTTTAAACGATCCTCAAGGTATTAATCAAAGGTAAGTGTACAAGCAATTAGTTTTAGAGTCGTATAGCTGCTTACTGCTTTTATAGCTTCTTTTCCACATTCGTTACAAAGACTAAACCAAAGATAGCTACAGCTACAACAGATCAGTTACAGTTGTTGAGCTGCTCATACATCCGTTCTTTCGCAGCTACGCTAACAAAGGAGACTGATACTTGTATTATAGCTTACCCTTTTAAGGATAGGTGTGTTTATAAATAAACCAGTAGCAGTAGCTACTATACTTAGTGTATTTAAACTAACTACAACAGCACTATATATATCTACTAAAGATTTGTTATTAAGGAGTAGGAGCAGTAGCGACTACGACCAGAGGTAAGCAGAGACCTTATTACTTCTTTTATGAAAGCTATCAGTAAACTTTGTTAGTTCTTCTTGAAGCAGTTCTTGTTGTCTATCAATCATAGATTGGTTAACATCAGCAGCCATCTGCTGCACCCAATAACCAACAGCTATTGATAAAGCATCAAGACGGTCATCATGTACTAAGCTACCCCTATCTCTTGTTATCCTACTTAATTGATACATAAGCATGTACCTGGTTTGTTGTTCAATAGGATAGCTTAAGGCAGACCTGTAGTCATCCGTGATGACGGAAGGATCGATGATAAGCCTGTGGCTATTGAGTACAGGTTCCAGGGTATCAACAATCCGTAGCTCCTTCTGTTTGTTATGTCTGACTTCTTCTATAGTAACAGGATAAGTAGTTCTAAACAGAGGCTTTATCAGCTCCATAAACATACCATCACCAAAGTTAGACTCTATCACTACCTTATTAACTTTGTTATCTTTAGCGATAGCTACGAGTTGTTGTAGGGTCTTAGTATCGTATCCACCTCTTATCCCCCCAGCATCCGGAACAAACAGCTGACCGTTAAGCATCTTAACAACAGCGTACCCTGTTTCATCCTTACCACGACCAGACGGGTCAATAGATAGGACAGAGCCTGTGTACGGTATCATATCTCCAACAGTGTTAGCAGGTCTTCTGTATCTGTCACCAGCTAGTCCTACATTAGGAAGTTCTCTATCACAGTTATCCGGATCACTTGACCACACGATCTTTTCAGGAGCTACATCCACATCAACATCTGTTATTATCAGATCGTTAATCTTTAGAGGGTATCTATCAGCATCCGATAGCTTCGGATTAAGCATGAACTGTAGAGCGTACCCCGTCCGACCGTACGACATCTTTCTTTCTTCCAGGTCTAAGTCAGTGAACCGTAAGGGTTCTGTAGAAGTACCAATAGTCTCAGGTGTTATGTTATCCGCTATAAGGGGTGCCAGATCGCCTCCGTAGTTGTTAATAGCCTCGGTATCGTCTGGATACTCTGAAGACCATATACGGCTCTTGTAGCCCCTCTCTCGCAGTTTGTTGTATATACTGTCCTCACATTGAGGAGTACCAAGAAAGATGATACGGGAGGAATCTAATGGTTTAATGATAGCGTCGAACTCTTTTACTTGTTCATCCAGCTTATCTCTCATTCCTTGAGTAGCACTGTTGTTAGCTACCTCCACATCGTCTGCTACAATTATATCAGCACGAGAACCTGTTAGCTGGGATGATATACCTAGTGACTTAACAGAGGGAGCGTGAGACGCTGGAGCAGGT